TCAATGTCGCCAGCCTGATTGGTGCTGGCCGCCGCCCACAGCGTGTTGTCCTCAAAGTCAGACCACGCCACCTTGCGCGGATCACCGCCAGCGCCAAGGGCAAACACAAATCGTTCTTCGGTCACAATCACGCCGAGATTGTCAGTCGGCGCATTCGCAATAACCGCAGCGGGGGTCGCCGTGTTTAGCTGCCACTCATAGAGTTTGCCATCGGTGGCTGAACAGGCAACCAGATATTGGCCCCATGTATCCATCGACCACGTTGTCGCCTCAGAATAGTTGCCCGTATCTGGGCGCGCCTGGCCGTAGAATCCGGTGCCATATGTGCCGCCGCCATAGCCCGTGTTGACTGCCGCATCCTCAAGCCCAGCCGTAAAGCCAGCGGGTGTGATGTCATATGTCGTGCCGTTTGGGGTGCTGACGTACAGATTGCTGTACGTTCCAGCCGCAATCCAGCGGGTTGACGCATTGTCTTCCCAGCCAATCATCCCGCGCGGGGCTGCTGCGTAAATTACAGAGCCAAACCGGTCCAACCAGCCACCCACGGGCCGCAAAGAGCCATCGCGCCAGCGCACAAGGCTGCCGTCACGCCAACGGCCCTCGCTCTCAAGGTCAGTGCCGTGATAGCGAAACCCTGGCGGGGGTGAGAGTTGGACTAATGCCATACTATTATTCCACCAATTCCGAGCCAATAATTTTAACGTACATTTTTACGCCCCCTAATTATATAAAGTAATATATGGACAGTGAACCCGCAGAGGCGTTTGATGAAGCGGGGAATATGGTCTGCGTAAAGCCGCCTGTTGGAGTATTATAGATTATACCGGCTTGCCCAGCGATGCTACTAATAGTGATGGCAACCAAAGGGTCAACTATTACGCCGCTCAATAGGGCTTCACTTGGAACCAACAATTCATTTGCGGGGTATGGGTTAAAAGTTTCGGACGGTATCCCAGACAACCCAACGGAACTACTGCTCTTGTATCTACCGCCGCCTCCTCCTGTCATTGTGGTTTGCCCGAAAGATGTGGTTTGCCCATCTGCTTGGGGGGAAGCCCCTACTAAAAAAGCACCATTGTATCCACCGTAAGATTTAACCGCCGAGCCAGCAACCGAATAAGAAACGCCACTAAGCGTATCAATATCCTCCACAAAGAACCTTAAAGCTTGCCCATATTGCCCCCCTTTTGGCATACCTTGATACACGCTCCAATTTCCCGCCCTATTACCACCGCCGCTCCCAGATTGCATTGTAATAAGCGCAGGGACGCCAGCGTACAGCGGGGTAAATGTCCCGCTGCCCGTTAAAACCTGCTCGTAAATTGTCGCAAGCCCCGCCGCGCCGTAGAAATTCGAAATTGATATTTGGCCTGCTTCCGGGACATCGTCGTTATTGCTGGTCACTAAACCAGCGCCCCTGTAATACTCACTCACGCTAATCGGGTTGCTGCCACCAAACTCTGCTTGAATATCAGACAGCGAAATGGAACCAGAAGGTTGTAAGGCCATTAGATTGTCCCATACGCTGTGACATCGCCTATAACGGTTAGATTACCAGACGTGTCAAGTTTTGCTAAGTTCGCCGCCCCATATTTGATAATAAGGTCGTTGCCAGAAATCGAAAAAGACCAAGTTGACGCAGCTCCAGTTAAGTTAATGCTGGTGGCGATGGACGCAGCAGTGTTGGCCGCCTTACTATCAATCTGTGCCTGAATGGCCGATGTTACCCCGCCAACGTAATTCAACTCCGCAGTTGAGGCCGTGATGCCGTCCAGCACAGCCAGCTCGGTGCTGTCCAAAGGCCCAATGAACGCAGCAACCGCATCCCAATTCGCGTTGAGCGTGTCGCCCCAAGTATCCTCAGATCCGCCAACCGTCGGCTTGGTGTAAGTGAATGTGGTCATGCCGCGTCGCTCCAATTTTTATCTGTTTTGGCCTTAACTGTCCAATCCCCGCCAGCAGCAGGTGCGTCCGTCCACACGTCAACTGGCCTTGCCGCATCTTCCCACTTATAGCGTGCAAAAGCAATAACCGCAGCATGTGCCGTCACGCTTGCGCTTACGTTAACCGCGGAACCACCGCGCACACGCCCAGTCAACGCAATGGCAGAAGACGCACGACCAGACTTAGTCGCCAGCGCTGACGCAATTACATTTGCCGTCGATGATGCGGATGCGGATGCAGTCGAGATCGAAGCTGCTGCTGCACTTGTCGTTAATGCCGCACTGGCCGCAGAGGCTACGTCAAAAACATATGCAGCAGAACTGCTCGCCGTTAACGCCGCCGATGCTGAAGCCGATGCAAGAACAGCAGATAAAACATTTGCCGTCGCGGCTGTAGTCAATGCAGAGGTGGATACTGCCGCACCCTGAGCAACTCTTGCGCCAGATACATTAACAACGCACGTCGCCGACGTTGATGCCGATGCAAGAATAGCCGCATCGGCAGATACAACCCCATCATCACCTAACGGAGCGGAGGCGAGAGGGGAAAATCCTAGCATTGTTTACTCCGGTTTGGTGGGCCAGATGACCGCGTAGGGGTAGCCTTCTTGTGCGGTTATATCACGAAGCGCTTGACGATACGATGCCCAAGCTGGAGACATTGTAACGTCGCTTAGGGCCATCCAGTCGGTCTGTTGCAGTAGGTTGTCACGGTGCGATCTGATGTTGCGCCCTGCGTCCTCGACGGACAGGTTGCTGACCTCCCACCCTTGGGTCCATGCGCCATCGACCTCGGTGAGCGCCGTCGGCTTTAGCGTCTGGGTCATGTAGTCAACCGTAGGCTGGTCCTGCACGGTGTAGGGATAAACATCCCAGTCTGCCAGAAGCGCATCACTTGGCACTTTCGGGAAGGACGTGTTCGGATTGTCACGGCGTAGTTGCCCGATTGAGTATGTCTCAGGCTGACCGTTTGTGATCTTCAGGTGTGGCATCTAAGCCTCCGTTTTGGGTAGCGACATAAATTCAGGCTTGGCGATAGTATCCACCCCGAACATCCGTTGGGTAACTTCAACCGCGCAGTTCTCGTATTTGAGGGCCATCTGGTCGAGGAAGTTTTCAAGGTCTGCCGCCGTAGGTCTGGCGCCTTGGTTAATGCTTTCGTCGGTGGCGGCGATGTATCCGGTGACTTCGCGCATGGCGATCTGGATATGCACTCCGAATTGCTGGAGGTATTCAATCGACGCCTCTTTGCCGCGACCCAGTTCCACAAGATTGCGGTACAGAAGCTCGAACCCGCGCCGGACGTGAAACTTGTTCTCGTGGCGCTCGAAGTCTTCCTCGGTCCAGTTCTCCATGCCGTGCGTGGCCACAAGGTTGTCATAGGCGGCGATCAGGACCGCGATGTCTTTGACCGCGCCGGAGATGTGGTTCTCCATCTGCTGCAACTGGAAAGCCTTCTGCCGCTGCTTGGCCTCATGCAGTGCCTCGGAACAGTCCGGATCAGGCTCTTTTTCGGTAAGCTCGACGTAGCTGACTTGCGCTTCGGCTAGAGCAGCTTGGCGCTTGGCGATCTCCGCGAGAACCTGACGCACCTGCCGATGTGGTGCTTGACCCGTGAGCATCGTGAGGCTCATCAGGCTGGTGGTCGTCTGGCTGTTGCTGCGCCCAAAAGACTGCGTCTTGGCTACCATCTCAGGCAGACGTGCAGATGCCAGCTCAACCGCCTTGGCGGGAGCAAGTGAAGCGAAGCTGCTCTGTGCAATTGTGATCTCGTTGTTCATCTTATCCACCTGATGTTGCTGCAAGGCCCCAGCGAGCTAATGTCAAGTCACCAAAATCGGTCGCGTTGCCTGTGGTGGAGATAGGGATGTAGTCAATGGTATCAACCGCGATAGAACTACCAGATGCGCTGAAGTAACCACCACCAAATACACCCCGAGATCCGTCGCTTGTGGCTGCAAGAAAAATACGAGCTATAGTCAAATCACCAAAGTCAGTCGTATTGCTTAGGGTGGCAATAGTGATGTATTCCATAATGTTTATGTTAGAATTACCACCACCAAACACACCTCGAGATCCGTCGCTTGTGGCTGCAAGTTCGTGCCTACCTGAACTAAGGTCACCAAAGTCAAAGGCGTTTGAAAGCGTAGCGATTGTTATGTAGTCGATGGTATTGTATATGGTGTAAGGTGAGTAGATATAACCACCACCAAACACACCCCTTGGGCCGTTACTTGTAGCAGCAAAACTGTTACGAGCAGCAGTCAGATTACCAAGGTCTGTGGCATCTCCAGTCGTTGCAATAGTAATATAATCCACCACATTACTGGAAGTAAAAAAGTCACTAGTTAATAAGCCACCACCAAACACACCTCGAGATCCGTCGCTTGTGGCCGCAGCCCTGAATCGAGCTACACTCAACGCACCGAAAGTAGACGCATTGCCTGTGGTAGAAATGGTGATGTAATCTACCCTATTGAAAGAAGAACTACCAGAAAACACACCCCTAGATCCATCCGATGTAGCCGCAGTCCCGTCACTAGCGGCCGTAGTCAAGTCACCAAAATCGGTTGCGTTGCCTGTGGTGGAGATAGGGATGTAGTCAATGGTATCCCTATTTCCACCACTTGCAGTTCGTCCACCGCCAAACACACCCCTTGGCCCGAACAGAGGCACGGTAGCACCGCCCGCCCCACCAGCACCAATCGCCTTAGACCACAGCATTACGAACCATCCCCTACAAGTGCGCCGTAGAGCGTTGTGGATACTTTCCACAGTGCAATGACTGTAGGCACATCAGTGGCCAGCGTAGGAGCCGCACCAGCGTTGTTTACCCATGTCGGTGTAGGCCATGTGATTTCGTATGCCGTGCCATCGTCAATGATGAGCGTGATAGCTTCACCCGCAGAAAGGCTGTCTGTAGGTGTAGATGCGCCAGTCAAGGTCCATGTCTGAATGGAGCCGTTGGAGGGATCAAGAGCAGGTGTTGTGCCTGTCAAAGCGAATACGTCCTCAACCACAGTTCCAGTGATGACAGGGTCAACCAGCGTCTTGTTGGTAAGTGTAAACACACCATCGGCAGTTACTTCACCGGGTTCACCTTGTGGACCCTGCGGACCAGTCTCGCCTTGGATACCTTGGATACCCTGAATGCCTTGGTCACCTTGCGGACCTTGAGGTCCAGTCTCGCCCTGAATACCCTGAATACCCTGAATACCCTGCGGTCCTTGGATACCACCGTACCCCAAAGACGTCCAAGCGGTCGTACCGTCCCCAACTTTAAACTGGTCAGTGTCAGTCTCAAGGCCGAACTCGCCAGAGGCAAGAATAGGGTTTGCGCTCGTCCAGTTAGCAGCCGTGTCACGGCGAAGTTGGATTTGGTCAGCCATTATGCTGTTCCCCCGTCAATAGATTGTGCCGCGATGTAGACCGTACTTGCAGAGCCACCGTCAATGCTTTGGGTGAAGTC